ATCTCTAACAAGCAAAACAACACGGTTTTGGTCGGAACACCAAATAGTGCTGATTTGACAGGAACACCAAACGGAGTAGTGATAGATGGCCTTTACAATCAAGCAGTCTGATACTTCTCCCTCGGTGCAAGCAACCCTTCAAGATTCCAATGGGACCGCTGTCAATATCAACGGAGCCTCTGTTCGCTTTCACATGAAAGCAGTTGGTGGCGCTGTAGTAATTGATGAACCCATGACTATTGTCAATGCTGCTGGTGGAATTGTCAAATATGACTGGCAATCCGGTGACACTGACACTGCCGGGACTTACTACGCTGAGTTTGAAGTGACTTATTCTGATCTAAGTGTAGAGACCTTCCCCAACAATACCAACGAGACGATCCTTATCATCCCTCAACTCAATTAAGAATCATACAAAGGAAATGAGTTATGATTAACCTCTGGAACAAAGTTCTTCGCAATGCCAAGGTTCGGGACGGCATGACTGTCCTCTCGTCGGGCACTGAAGGTTTCAAGTTTTCGACCTACACGACTTCGGTTACGGTTGCTAACGGCGCGACGACTGGCAAAGAAGCTGCCATCGGTATGCCCGTCAACTTCATTCCTATGGCTGTCAGCGTGACTGTCACGACTGCTGCTACCAACGCTGTCAACCTGAATGACATTGGCGATGATGCTGATACCGATTCGTATGTTGATGGTGCTTCGATTGCTGTCAACAGCATTGGCTACAAAGGCATCTTCGGTTGTAACGGCGTCCGTGGCATGGGTCCGGGCACGACGACTTCGACGGGCGCTACGACCACGGCTGATGAGGTCGAGATCGTCCTGTCGGCTGATCCGGGTGCCACTGGTGCCACTGTGCGTCTGGTCTTCATCGGTATCGAAGCTGATTCGTAATTCCCATGCCATATGCAGCCAATTCCGATCTCCCTAAAGCAGTAAGGGACAAACTGTCGGCCAAGCAGCAAAGCGTCTTCAGGAACGTCTTCAATTCTGTCTACGAAGATACTCAGGATGAAGGTCGGGCTATGGCTGCTGCATGGTCTCGCTCCAAACAAGTCGAGAAGGTCGATATGCAGACCCTCAGGGACAAGGCAGCGGAGCATAACAAGGAACATGGCGATAAAGGTAGGGTTACTGCTGCTACTCTTCGCCAAGTCTATAACAGGGGCGTTGGGGCCTATAGGACCAATCCTGAGAGTGTCCGTCCCAACGTCTCTTCGCCTGAACAGTGGGCTATGGCCCGAGTGAACAACTTCCTTCGTGCTATCAGGAATGGAAAGTTTCGCTCTGGTAAGCATGACACTGATCTTCTGCCTGAAGGGCATCCTATGGCTACCAAAGGCGTAGAGAAAGCGGAATATCAGGGAAAGAAAGTTCCTCTGGATAAGCCTTTCCGCCTTCCCTCTGGTTCAACGAAGAAGTTTGGTGTTTACGTCAAGGATGGCGATAAGGTCAAGCGAGTAACCTTCGGTGATCCCAACATGGAAATCCGTAGGGATGATCCCGAAGCTAGAGCCAACTTCCGTTCTCGGCATAGCTGCGATACAGCAAAAGACAAGACCTCTGCAAGATACTGGTCCTGTCGTATGTGGGAGGCTGGGACTTCTGTGACTGATCTTACCAAAGCCAGTATCCAAGGGCAAATCCTCAAAGCAGATGATGAACAACGCATTGTCTGGGGATGGGCCTCCGTTATCACCGAAGACGGTGTTCCTGTTGTAGACACCCAAGGTGATGTTATCCGACCTGAGACGTTGATGAAAGCTGCCACTGAGTTCATGCTTTCTACTCGGGTCACTAAAGAAATGCACATGGGCGGAAAAGTAGGGGAGTTCATCCACTCTCTTCCTTTGACCAAAGAGATTGGTGAAGCCCTTGGCATCCAGAGTAACCGCGAAGGCTGGATCGTCGCTTGTAAAGTGTATGATGATGCAGTCTGGCAAAAGGTGAAATCTGGAGAACTACGAGCCTTCAGTATTGGGGGCCGTGCAAAGCGGGAGAAAATTGATGAATGAACTCCTTGATCTGGAACTTGACGAGGTGTCGCTGGTAGATTCTCCTGCCAACAAATCGGCAACCGTCGCTCTGTTCAAAAGGGAAACCCCAATGGAAGACGAACTCCAAACTGAAGACGAACTCCTCAAAGCCTATAACGACAAAGAGATGGGCAAAGAGGATGACATGATGGACGACGATATGGAAGACGATGAAGAAGAGATGATGGGCAACAAGAAGCCCGCTCGCAAGTCTTACAAGGCTGAATGCGAACTTCTGAAGTCTGAAGTCGAAGCCCTCAAGGCTCAGATCGAAGAACTCTCCAAGAAGGATGAGGCTGTCGAGAAGGCTGATGAGATGATCGAGATTGACGGGGAAAAGGTCTCCAAGTCTGCTATCCCTGCCCCGGTCCTTAAGAAACTAGAAGAGGTCGAGAAAGCCCGCGCGGCTGAAGAACTCCGCAAACGTGCCGACGAGGTGCTGCCCAATTTCAAGGGGACGGCTGACCAACGCGGTAAACTGCTGAAGTCGATTGGTGATGACCAAGAACTTCTCGAAATGCTTCGTGCAGCCGACAAACTCTTTGAAGGGATGATGTCGGAAGTTGGTAAATCGGATGCCAACGGAGATTTTGGTTCTGCTCAAGCGAAACTCGAAGCTATGGCTAAAGCCTATTCGGCTGAAAAAGGTATGACCTACCAACAGGGTTATGCCGCCGTTATCAAAACCGCAGAAGGTAAAGCCCTTCTCAAAGAAACCTACAAGAAGTAACAGGAGTCATTAAAATGGCATTCACGGAAAATATGCAGACCCGCACCTACATCTCGGGTTCTGTGATTACGCAGTTCACCTTCGTCACGCTTGCTGCTGACGGCCAAGTTGACAAGACGGGCGATGGCCTTCGCACTGATGGTGTTGCTCTCTTCGGCGCTACGGGCGCTAACCAAGCCATCCCGGTCGCTTACGATGGTCGTGTGACTGTCCTCTGCGGCGGAACCTTCTCGCGCGGCGATGATGTCGCGTCGGATGCTGACGGCAAAGCGGTTTCGGCTGCTTCTTCGGACGTTATCCTTGGCTATGCTCTTGAGGATGGCGCTTCGGGTCGCATCGTGACCATCGAACTGTCGCGCGCTGAGAAAACGGCCTAATCTAGTTAAGTAAAGGAATACAAAGATGGCTATGCTCACTCCGGGTTCGGTCCATATCGACCAGCCGCTTACCAATATTACGATTGCGTTCCTGCAAAACTCTACGTCGTTTATCGCGGATCGCGTGTTCCCCAATGTTCCGGTGTCGAAGAAGACCGACAAATACTACAAGTATGACCGCGAGCACTTCAACCGCACGGGCCAAGTGCAAGAGCGCGCTCCCCGCACGATGTCGCCCCGTGTTGGCATGGCTGTCTCGAATGATAGCTATACCGCGAAGGTCTACTCGATCTCGACGGACTTTGACTTCGAGACCCTCGCCAACGAAGATGCCGCTCTCGACATCCGTGCCGCTGGCGCTCAGATGCTGACGCATCAACTCCTGATCGACCGTGAGATCAAGTGGGCTGACAACTACTTCAAAGCCTCGGTCTGGTCGACGGACTACACGGGCGTTTCGGGCACCCCGACGACGGGCCAAGTCAAGCAGTGGTCGGACTACACGGCCTCGACGCCCATCGTTGACGTTACGACGGCGATGCGGACGGTCCAACTCAAGTCGGGCGGTTTCAAGCCGAATGTCATGGTTGTTGGCAAAGAAGTGCGTGATGTGCTCGTCAATCACCCGGACATCCTTGACCGTCTGAATGGCGGTGCGACCGTCACGAACACGGCTCTCGTCACGGATGCCAAGCTGGCTGAAATCTTTGGCGTGGAAGAATTCCTCGTCATGGAAGCGGTTCAGAACACGGCGAAAGAGGGTAACACCGAATCGAACTCGTTCATCGGTGGCAAGGCTGCGGCTCTCTACTATCGTCCGCGCTCGGCTGGCCTGATGGTTCCCTCGGCTGGTTACACCTTCACTTGGAACGAACTTGAGAATGCTTCGGGCTACGGCATCGACATTCGTTCGTATACGGGTGACTTCCTCCGCGTTCAGGGCATTGCCGAAATGCTCGAAGCCAACATGGCGTATGCTCATAAAGTCGTTGCTCCCGAAATGGGCACGTTCTTTGCGACCATCGTTGCCTAATAGGGAAGGATAGCATATGGCCCGACACAGTGCTATCCCTTTCCAATTTGATCGCCCCGTGTTTGTGAAAACTCCAATCCAAGCACGGGGTCGTATCTGGGAAGTGGATTCCATCTTCAAGTGGAAAGAAATGCAACTTGATGCTCATCGTATCATCACGATGTATAACCAAGGCTTTCTTTACCACGACGATGAACTTGAGGCTTCTGTTGACAATACCCGTATTGGCGATGGACTTGACGAACTTGATCTTGAATCGCTCCATAATCTTGTGAAGAACATCAACATCAAGGTCAAAGAGAAAGCTAGGAACGACAAGGAATACCAACAAAAGAAGTGCAAGGTCAGTGCGATCAAAGCGCGTCAGGTTGGCATCATTCGTAACTGGCGACACACTTACGGCAGAAACTTTGAATAATAGGTGTTGAGATGGCTTGGAGTTACAATGCTAGTGACCTGAATACCACGGCTGCTTCAGGCCGTCTCAATTCTGTCCGACTGTTGATTGGTGACACTGATACCAACGACCAGCTTGTTCAGGACGAAGAAATCTTCTTTGCATTGGGTCAGAATGGAAACAACGTCTACTATGCTGCTAGTTGGTCTTGTCGTATTATTGCTGCCAAGTTCTCTCGACTGGTAGAC